CATGATTCAGCTTGAAACCACCGACTACTTCATCGGCTACTGCGTCATGTGCGTAGCCCTCATCATCATCTTTGCTCTCCTTGCATCATACTTTCAGAACTCATGAGCATCTTCATCAACATCCTGTACGGATTCGTTTCCGTCTGCATCACGGGCATGGCAATCGCGCTCGTCAGCACAATCGTAATGGCAATCCGTCAAACCAAGAACCAATGAAAGTAGAACTCAACATCCCCGACGAGCGTTTGCACGACGTATTCTGCAACGCCATGTACGGCACCCGCGACTTCCTCGTAGTGGAGGAGGAATGGGACAAGATAGAGGAGCATTGGAACAGCCCCCTGAACAAAGACGTTCGGGAGGCACACCCCGACCCGTACATCGAACGCAAGATGTGGGCGTACATCGAGGCGGGCAAGTCCATCGCCTTCTTCGACGAGTATCAAGAGCAGTTCTGCGAGCTGTCATGGCATCGTGTCGCTGACGGCACAGCCAAGATGGCCAAGGACTACGATTGGCACTTCATGAACATCATCACCGAGGACGACGACGGCATCACGGCAGACGTGTGGCTCCAATGCGTACTGCTCGGTGAAGTAGTGTACGGATAATCAACGATAGTCGGCGGACGTTAAACGCAACCTAAACCGTGGCTCCGACCCTGTAAGCATGGCGAAGACGGAGCCGAGATATATGCCATGCCACCCGACACCCTGTGGGCAGAATAACAATCAGGGTAGAGGATGGGCAAGGGGAGCAATGCCACTGAACGGGTGACACCTAGACGTTCAGGCCCCACCCAACCTCGCTTTTTTCAAACCCTTAATTCAATCCAATGGCTTACTCAAAGAAGTATGACGTAACCAACCGCCTCATCGACTACGAGATGGGGCACCTCGACGACAGGGGCACGCTTCGCCTGTTCTCTGAACTCGTCAAGACAGGCATGGCTTGGACACTCCAAGGACACTACGGACGCACAGCGCAAGCACTCATCGACGATGGGTGGCTCGAAGCGGACGGCAATTTCGGAATCAAGGTAGACACTCTACCACTCAACTAATTTTCATTTCAATCCCATACATCATGGAACAATCAATCAAAGACCTCTTGGTTCAGGCACAGACCAAGCAAAAGGTTCAACACGAGCGTGCCGAGTTCTACATTGAAGTTCAACGCGTCATCAAGGAGCAGGCAGACACGATTGCCGAGCTTGAAGAGAAGCTACGCAACAACGACGGCCTTGCTGTCGATTGGCCTGTACTGCGCAAGGTATTCCTGCTTGGTGCAGGGTATGGTGCTCAAATGCAGATGATGTACGTCGAAGAGGAGACGCGTGACTACGAAGCCGACATCTACTCATCCACCTGCGATGGCGGGCTGTACATGGACATCAACGGCACATACACCATCGACTCGTCGGACTTGGTAGACCACCTGCGCTTCCGTCAAATCAACCTCGCTGACTTGGAGGACATCCGAACATTCATCGACATGAACGACGATGAAATCGACACGAAGGTCGGGGCATACACCAAGCCCACGTTCAACCTTGACAAATCAACAGACAATGAAACGCAACAGACTGACTCCTGATGTGTGGCTGTGGCTCGCCTTCCTTGCATGGTTGGCGTTCCTCGGCTCGCTCCTTGCCCTTATGTAATCACAACGAATGAAGCAAGTAAACCTAACCCAAGTACAGAAAGCACTGCTGTACATCAAGGCACTCGGACACTTCGAGGCCGACATTGTCTACACGGGTGACGACCCTATGGATGATGAACCAACGGTGGCTATGCAATCCAAGCACATCCTCATCGACGGCGACCCACCTGTGTACCAATCCCTGTACATCAGGTTGCATCAGTCTGACGTCGAGGCATTTGCTCGTGCGTACGACACCAACGTAGAACATTTACAAACCAATTCAACAAACCATGGCTAAATACCACGGCACAGGTGAGCACAACGGCATCACCTTCAACATCGAGAACGGGGGCTACGGCCTCAGCAGAGGCATCGCAGAAGTCAACGGCAAGGAACTCGTAACCGAGTGGGCTTACCGCGACGAGACTTACAGCTACCGAGCCATCCGTCAACTCATCGACAACGAAACATCAACCAATTCAATTCAATAATTATGTCTAAGATTAACAAAGACACACAGGTCAAAGACCAACCATGGGGTTCCTATTGGGACCACGAAGGCAAGTACCAAGCAGAGTACGATGCCGCATGGGAAGCACTCATCCCAGCATCAGGTGAAGCAGAGGACGGGCTACCCGAAGCCCTCCGTGCAATCTCTCGGGTCGGCTACGACTACTACAACAACGGGTTCTGCAACCTGTGGCGTACATGGGATGATGGAGATACCGAGATGGACTCGTACTACGAGAACTTGGTGGACTACCTCGCCTACCACGTACCGCCCAAGCTGTACAGGGAGTTCAAGAATTGGCTGCCCACCATCAGCTACGGGAGCATCTCGTGGGGTAGCAATGGCGACGACGTCATCGACCGCATCATCGACCACATCATCGAGCAGATGCTCGAAGAAGAACTAATCACCAAGGCATGAACATCTTCAAGCACAATGGTCTCATCAATGACGAGGGCTACTACACAGGTCCTGAACTTCAATGGAATGTAGAGGATGTCGAGGTTGCTTGTGAGCGCATCGGCCTAACCCTTACCGAGTCTGACTACGAGCGCATCCTTGTCGCCTCGTTTGAAGAGAACGATTGGGTGATGGAGCGTATGCAACAAGCCATCCAAGACACCATCCATTACATGATTGATACCGGAGAACTACCAAACACAAACAAGCAATGATTATTTCGCCACCTGACAAGTTCCCCAAGGGTATGTCCCGCAGGAACAAACGACAAATTCAAGAGGGGTATCAACAGGAGATACAGGGTGCGGGGTTCAACCTCGTGGACTGCGGTAACTGTGGCTCCACGTTCCTGCATCGCACCGCCCACGATGAAGTCGAGTGCCCCTTCTGTGACTATCGCTCCGAGCCGTGCGACTTCCCCGACCACTTCCACACGGGGTTCTGCGACTCGGCAGAGTTCAATGACCCCGAGCCAAGCGTAGACAAGGAGGTAATCGAAGACCTCTGCCACAAGGTGGCGGACATCAAGTACGACTTGCAAGTAGTGTTGGATAAACTATATGGACTAGACAATGACTGAAATCACAATCTGTGATGTCAAAAACCATCATTAACCCTCAATTTGAGCTATAAAGGCGGAAATATACATCATGAAAAACACAATCAACAAAGCAGCAGAAGCAAGCACGATGCAAACCATCATCGACAACGCCGCCATTGGCGGGCAGTTTATGGACATCATGGATGACTACATGAAGCGTCAGGATGACGACCCCAACTTTGATGGACATCATGAGTTGTACGATTTGTACCACGCCCTTTCAACCCTTTATTTCAACAACAATGAGTAACGAAACAGAATCAGACATCCGCCTCCACGTAAGCAACTGCTTCAATCACAGGGGCTACAAGTTCGACGGGGAGACCCTCGACGAAAGCGGATACCAACAGCTATCACGCCTCATGATTGAGGAGTACGACCTGTCACACTACGACGTGGACGGAATCGTGGGCGACATCGAAGAGATGGTCGCTCGATACATCATGGAATGGTCACCAAAATTCAACGACGACGATGAATAAATCAATCAAGAACAACTACCTCTACAACGCCATCGAGGACACCCTCATCACGTTGTGGAAAGAGGGCAAGCTCGTTCGCTCGAGCAACCCCGATACCAAGACCGGTGAGTACTACTACACCACAGCAGATAAAGCAAGAGCTGCCACAGAAAGCAACCCTGCGCTAGGCAAGTACATCACCTACAAAGAATTTCAATCTCAAATTAACTAACATGATTTTCAATCTATTCAAACGAGACACTCGTGAGCAGTTTGATTACCGCTCAGGAGGAATGCTTATCAAGCGCATCCCCAACCTCAGAGGAGAGGAAGGTATGCGGGTGCGAATCGAGGTGGGCAACAAGGACTTCATCTCGCTGTCCAACTGCTTGCACATCGGCAGGGCGGCACAGCTTGCTAAGCACGAGGCTGACCCGGACAACCACTTCAAGTTCAACAGCAGAATCAACAAGCAAATCAACACGCTTCGTTACCTGTCAACTGCACTTGTCAACGAGCACCGAGCAAAGAAAGGCAAGGAACCTGTTGCAATTATGGATTCTGATTCCTAAATTTATCCACATGGAAGAATACATTTTACAGGAAGACACTGACAATCAGTACGTTGTGTTCGTCACATACGAGTACCACCCTTACCGCCCCGACAGTGACGTCGACCCCGGTAACCCTGAGTACGTGGAGGTCGACCGTGTGTACATCAAGAGCACGCGCCCTGTTGTCGAGCCCAACGTGGTACCCGAGGAACCCATCGACATCACGGACTTCCACCTCGCCACCCTCATGGACTTCGCTGCTCTCGAGGAGCAGATACTAGAACACCTAAATTCATTTAAGTAATGGCAGATTTTGAAGAACGCAGATTCCTTGTCGGTTGGTCTGACGACGGCAAGGAGTACGCAACCATGGTGTGGCTGTGCCAAGTGCCCATCAAGCACAAAGGCTACAGCATCCACACACTAGATGGTACGTCAGACTTATTCGTGGTCGCACCCGATGGCGGTGTGGTGGGTAACGCAAAAGCATACGAGGTATGAACGGGCACTACACACTACGATACCACTTGGGTCGTGGCAGGAACTACAAGAAGTGGCAGCTCAAGAAGATGTCTCCGGTGGGCAAGTTCGCTATGGCGACAGAATACCACAGGCCTGACGGATTCGTTGCGCTGTTGCACAACTGTAGGTTACGCAACCACGGCTCAGTAGCCAAGCGTATCCACGATGGCATGAACAAGACGGTCTGTGCATGGGTCGAGTTCGATGACTACCACTTGGTAGGCGGTGAGCATCTGCCCCGAATACTGATGGAGCAGACCGACAAGAGGTATATGTACAATCCGCGCAAGCACCCACACTGGGTAAGCGGTGTGTCCGACAACGAGGACAATGCCGTGGTTCCCTTGATGCTTGTACACAATCGAAACTTGTATGGAATCGCAGAGTAAACTTGCAATGTACAAGGCATGCTACATGCACTTCATGTACGGGGGCTCGACCGTGTCCCCATGGAACAGCCACGTGCCGACAGAAGGATACATGCTTGGGCGTAGTGACCTATCCGAAACCATCCTAGTGCAGTCAGTCTACAATCCTGACATGGCTGCGCTTGACCTTCCCGCAATCCAAGTGCCACGTCAATCATACGTGTCCAACCTAGCGATTGCATGGACGATGCAGATGGATGCCATCACCAAGCTTAAGCAACACAGCCTCAGGTCCAAGATGTATGTAGGTACATGGGACAACAAGGAAGGCGACACTGAGGTCGACATCTCACAACTGTTCGATGACAAGGAGGAAGCACTCGACAGGTGCAAACTCCTCGGAGAGAAGTGTGTGTGGGACCTCAAGAACAACGTAGAAATCTATCCCTAATTCAAATCAACATGTCTAATTTCAAGAGACGCTGGTCACAGCAAGAGGTGGCCACTGCTACGGAGCACATCACAAGCGACGTGCCCCTCACGTTCAACAACCCAACCATCAACAAGGTGGCTAAGATTATCGGTCGCTCACCCGAGTCGGTGTGTGCCAAGATGACTCAGCTCCGCATCGAGGACCGCAAGTGCGTCACGCTCAACACCAAGGAGCGCAACGCAGCTGTGCTTGTCATGTCCAAGATGTTGTTCCACGATGAGGTTGACGGTGAGCTGTACTTCAAGCTTATGCGTATCATCCATGAGAACTCGGTGGCAGTTCGATGACAAAGAGACAATGGCGCAGACATCTGCTTGTACTAAGGGTTGCACTAGCGCTATACATTTCGTTCATTATCAAGATGTTATGGTGGCGATGGCAGTGATGTGTGGAAAACTTTTTTCCTGCATCCTGCTATCAAACCCTTGACTTTGTCAGAAATCATTCCGAACTTTACCCCGATAAATCGGGAAAAACACAATTCAATTCCACATGAAAACAATCATTCATAAGCTATCTGACGTGCAGGCACGACTGAAAGCACCCAAGGGACAATTCAATTCCTTTGGCAAATACAAGTACCGCTCGTGCGAGGACATTGTAGAATCTGTAAAGCCCCTTCTAACAGAACATGGTCTCGCTCTCGTGATGAGTGACACTATCGTAGAGACAGGTGGTCGAGTGTATGTGCAGGCTACAGTGACAGTATCAGATGGCGAGGCAGAAGTATCTGCTTCAGGATTCGCTCGAGAAGAAGAGAACAAGAAGGGCATGGATGGCTCGCAAGTCACAGGTGCTGCCTCTTCGTACGCGAGAAAGTACGCGCTCAACGGACTGTTCTGTATTGATGACGGCAAGGACAGCGATGCTACCAACACGCATGGCAGCTACACCAAGCCTGAAAGAATCACAGCACCTCCTGTTGAGAACGGCAAGATTAAGCCACAGGTAGACGACGAGACTATGGAGAAGGCAATCGCCTTCATACAGAACTCAAAGAATCCACAGCAAGCTTACGCCATGTCCGTGGACAAGTACACCTTTACTCCCGAACAGGATTCCGAACTGCTCGAGACAGTCAATAAGACCGTCGCAGCTAAAGGCGCGAAGAGCAAGAGGAAGTAATGGAGTTCTCTCTCAAGCTACAGGAGAAGGCGGGCAAGAGCTATCTGTCCTACAGCTCAATCAAGCATGCGCTCACTGACATGCGTGCCTTCGAGTTGTATATGGCAGGCAAGCTGAAGAAGGAGTCTCCGGCTCTCACCTTCGGCTCGATGTACGACATGATGTTGTTCGAGCCTGAGAAGGCCAAGGCTACCTATCAAGTCATCGACCATGACGAAATCATGGAGAAGATGAGCGACCGAGTCAAGGCCCTGAAGAATCCCAAGAGCTCATCAGAGTACAAGGCAGCAGTGCAACAGATAAAGACTGAGGCCATCGAGGAAGACAAGCATCTCGTTGATGAGTCAGAGTGGAAGACAGCTCACTTCATGGTGAAGCGGTTGATTGACTCCGGCATCAAGGACGGATACATGATGGGTGACTATCAGGTTGAGTTCAACGAGTTCATTGACGACATCCCAGTGCGTGGCTTCTTTGACTGCAAGGGCGCGGAGTACGTGTCCGACAGCAAGAGCACGCGCTCGATACCGGGATTCAGGTACGATGTAAACAAATTCTCCTATGACATTCAAGCGTATATCTACACGCAGGTCGCGGGTCTTGATGACTTTTTTTGGGTTGCTCAGGAAAAGACGTACCCGTACCCGGTGGCTGTGTATAAGGCGAAGGAAGAGACGATTCTGAGGGGGCAGTTCAAGTTCGAGCATGCCGTCGCCAAAATAAAAGATTGGCTTTTCCTTGACAAACCCGTAGTTAATGACTACATTTACGAAGAAATTTAATTCAACATTCTATTCACATGGATACAAACAACAAACCAGCAGACCGCGTTTTCATCGGCGATGTAACGCAGGTCAAGTCTTCTGCTCGTGTCAAGTTCACTCTTGCTGAGTTGGAGGAGATGAAGAAGTACGCAACAGACAAAGGCGCTGTCTATGTCTCAGTCGTGCTGACTCCTGACAAGGAGCGCTACTCAAAGTCGAACGCTTGGGCATCCGTCTACGACCCACGTGCCGAAGGCGCTCAGCAAACCAAGTCGAACGACGTGCCGTTCTAAAGGGTAAACTGTTTCATGATGTTAGGGGGTGGCCTTGGGTTAAGGGCTGCCCCCGCTTCATCTCATGAGAGACATCTACTACTACGAACTAAAGCTCCGGTACAAGAAAGGCAAGAAGGTAATCAGAGAGTACAGCGCGGAGGACTACGCTGTCACCAGTGCAGAGACCAAGGAGGACATCCTCAGGGGGCACACATGGGACAGGATGTACCGCAACTACTACGGACCTAGATACGATGGCACAGTCGAAATCAAAATTGAAGAGATACTCTCCAAGAAGAGAGTGGGTTCCAAAGTACGAAGTCAAGCGCCGTGATGTCGGCGACCTCATCAAGGTGAGGGACTCGTACTACCAAGCTATTGGTTACCCGTTCGACCCACATAACCGAGAGCAACGCAACGTCATCTTCCGGGTGGCGTTTGCAGAGGCAATGTTCCACTACTTCACAATCACGTCAATCGCCAAGGCTCTTGAGAAAGACCACAGCAGCGTGAGCTACTACGTGAAGAACTCATCACTGTACGATGGGTACTACGACTTCTACAAGATTCTCAAGGAAGCAGCTACCTGCATCTACCACTTGGAGGTGGGGAGTACAGCCTTGGGTATGAGACTCAAAGAAAATATCAAGCAGTATGTCGCAGAACTTGAATCATCGTGACTTTGTGCGAGACGTCAAGAGCGTGTGCAACGAGCTCACTTCTCTACTTACGGAGAAGAACAAGAGGTATGGCAACGCTGCGCTCAACCCAGCGCGTATCTTCAGCAAGGCTACCTCACACGAGCAACTGCTAGTTCGCATCGACGATAAGCTGAACCGCATCAAGAACTGGGGTGCATCAGACATTGATGAGGATACACTGCTAGACCTGATGGGCTACTTGGTATTGCTAAGGATTAACATGAAACATGAAACAGGTGGTAACGATATTCGAGGACCTTTACAACAAGGCACCGCTGTACATCACAGTGGAAACAGCACTGCAACGTATCCAATCTGGCAAGCAGAAGAAGAAGATTGAGCGTGTCCGTAGCGGAGACAAAGATGCTAAGAAGCTCTTGCCTATCGTGCTGTGGAGCGGTGTGTTTAATGAACGCAATGACGAGTCGCTGCAGAAACACAGCGGCATCATTGTTCTAGACTTTGACCACGTTGGAGATGTGAGCCAAGCCAAGTCTTGTTTGGCATACGACCAGCACGTTCTTGCATGTTGGACATCCCCAAGTGGAGATGGAGTCAAGGCTATCGTAGAGATAAGCAATCCCGAAAGACACCGTGACCACTTCCGCTCCCTGTGTGATTACTTCCAACGCAAATACAACCTTGAGGTAGACCCCTCAGGTATCAACGAGTCTCGTGCGTGCTTTGAGTCGTACGACAGCGACATCTGCATCAACTCAAAGACCACTAGGTTTGGTGGACTCAAATCGGAACAGCATGCAGAGCCAGACCCTACCGAGGTAAAGGGGCGTACTGACTACGAGAAGCTTCAGATAGCTGCTCAAATGATTCGGTACGCCCCCGATGGGGGCAAGCATGCAGCGTTAGTGCGTGCCTCCTACCTGATGGGTGGCTTCATTGCTGCTGGTCGGGTCGAAGAGGACGAAGCCTTTCGCGTACTCGTTCGTGAAATTGAAGCGCGGAATCCTCTCGACCTTGACCAAGCCCGCAAGACAATCGTCGATGGCATAGAACAGGGCAAGCTCGCGCCGATTGGTGAGATTACCCGTGAGCTTGAGAAGGTCAGGCACGAGATGCGGGTCAACGATGGGGACATGTCCTTCATCACATCAGACGACAGAGACTACGAGTGGATTCAGAAGTTCATCGCAGGACAGATTGAGCTGGGCCTCGGTACAGAGAACGAGAAGTTCGACGAGTACTTCAGGTTCAAGCGCGAGTTCCTCATGATTAACGGACACAGCAACGTGGGTAAGACTACATTCACGCTATGGCTGATGGTCGCTGCGTCCATGTTGCATGGGTGGAAGTGGCTTGTCTACAGTGCAGAGAACCCGACATGGGCCAACAAGATTAAGGTGATGCAGTTCTGCATGGACATGCCAATCAAGCGCATGAACCACAAAGAACTTACGGCTGCACACGAGTGGGTGACCAAGCACTTCACGTTTGTTGACAACCACAAGAACTATAGTGTTCACGACATCCTTGTGTTCGCAGAGAAGATGAAGAACTACGAGGGCATCGACGGTATCTTGGTTGACCCCTACAACGCACTGCGTATTGACCTGAGCTCACACCGTGGACTCAGCACACACGAGTACCACTACGAGGCAGCCAGCGAGTTCCTCACCTTCAGCAACAAGCATCAGGTTGCAGTGTGGGTCAACGCCCACGCCTTCACCGAAGCGCAGCGCAGGAAGGGTCCCGATGGGTTACCGCTTGCTCCTTATGCTGAGGATACAGAGGGGGGTGGTAAGTTTGTGAACCGTGCCGACGGATTCATCACGCTGCACCGCAAGACACAAGCAGAGGACTGGAGTGACAGGCGTACCGTGGAGATGCACGTACGCAAGGTCCGCATGACTGAGACGGGTGGCAACCCCACCGCACTAGACTATCCACTACGATTCGAGTTCAGCAAGCAGCAGTCAGGATTCAACTTCGTGAGCCCCGGGCCACGCCTGTTCCGTCCCCTGTGTGAATTGCTTGTGGGAAAACAGATGAAGCTTTGATGTTGTAAGTACACCTATCTACCAGTAACTTGCATCATGGCACGGCGTAAAAGCATGAACCGTGGTGGCAAGAAACTCAAGTCAGGTCTTGAGGTTTACTGTTACGACAAGTTGAAAGAAGCCAAGCTCAAGTTCGAGTACGAGCCTGAGAGCTTCACTCTCGTCGACAAGTTCATCTACCCCGGAATCTATTTCAAGTCGACCAACAGGCGACCTGACATGATGGATTACTCAGGGAAGATGGTCAGGAAGATGGAGTACACACCGGACTTTGTGTCTCACGAGCACAAGTTCATCATCGAAACCAAGGGGTACCAGCGTACCCAGCACGGGTTCCCACTCAGGTGGAAGCTCTTCTTGAAGCAGATGGTGGAGACCGGGAATGGCGACTACATGTTGTTCGTGCCGAAGAACAGCAAACAAGTAGACAAGGTCATTCAAATCATCAAGGATGAAATTAAGAAAGCTAAGTGAACTGTACTCGTTCTCCACGCAGGAGATTCAGAGGCTCACAACAGAGCTGTACGAGTCGCTGCATGACGATGCAGGCAATCCCATATCCTCTGCTGAGGAGGTTTCGGAACTGGTCAAGGACTTCCGGATGAAGGTCAACATTGAGGTAGCGACTGTCAAGGACGCTTGCCTCGAATACAACCACTCATGAGCAAGAACTTCCTCAGAGACCAAGAGCTCGGTGACCTCGGGGAGCAGCTGTGGGCTGCATGGATTAACGCCAAAGGGGGTGACGCTGTCATCTCTCAGAACGGGCTAACTGAGAACGGAGAGACGCGGGACTGGGATGTGTACGACCAAACCACCGGAGTGTACTACGAGGTCAAGGTGGACATCAAGGCGCACTACTGGGCCAAGAGAAGAGGAGAGCCAGTCAATCTGTTCCTCGAATACGAGACAGTAAAAACCCACAAGCCTTGTGGGATTATGAAGACTAATGCTCAGTACTTGGTGTACATCGTGCGCAACCCGCAGGACCTGCACATCGCATACACCTTTGACTTGGAGATGCTGCGCGATTATCTTTGGGACGCACACAAGCTCAAGAGATTCCCTATTCGCAAGCCTGTGATGCACGGAATCGGCAACGTCAATGGCTGGACACCACCTCTGCACGAGCTCGTAAACGATAAGGAAGCTGGCTTCATCAAGCTGTGCATCCTTCCACTCTCACTTCTAAACCCATCAAATGAAACAAACGTATCGGAACTGTCGCTGCTTGAGACAGAAAATCGACAGCTTGCTTCAGAGTAACGCGTCGTATCAAGCGCACAACATTGGGTCAGGAACTACCCCAGAAGAGAAAGAGGAGGTGAACCGCTACTGTTACGAGCAGTTCATCCTCCCCATCAAAGACTTGGACGAAGACTTCTTTGAGTCTATCAGCTGACAATCTTTGCGCCCCCTGCCATGGTCATACCGACCATGTCCTTTGGGTCACGCATCAGCTTCATAGCTCCGCCTCCCTCGTACTCCATCTTACCGCCCATGCCCATCTTGCTTTGCTTATACTCAGCAACCATGGCCTTGGCTTCGTCTTCTGAGACGCCGTGCTTCTCGACAATCATCTTGACGACCTCGTCTTCAGAAGGCATGTCCTTCATGCCATCGAGCATGCTCATGACTTTGGACTTCACTTCACCGCCCTCCTCGAACTTTGAGAAGAACGCTGCATCCTCTTCCTTCTTCTTCTTGTCGCTTGTAGGTGTCTCACCTCTTTCAAGCTGACGAAGCAATCCGCTCTCGCCACCAACCTCTCGGGTGTCACGGAGTCTTTTCTTGTCTGCATCAAAAGCCTTGTGCCCTCCGGGTCTCTGGCTTGGTGGGATGTCTGGACCCATCCTAGGTCCGCTCTTGCCTTGGTCGTAGTACTGCGCCTGCTCTGCAGTCATGTTGCCGTGCATCTTGTTAGGGTCGCCCATTGCGTATCGGTTCAATGGCTGGCCCTGTCCCTTTTCGATGTAGTACTTCTCGTCTTCGCTCAGGGGAATGCTCTGCACAAACTCAGGTCCCGGCTTGTTGTCCTGAGGTACAGGTACCGGAGCCTTCTGGCCCTTCTTGCGCATCTCGCGCTCAATGTATTTTCTGTTTGCCATACTGCAAATATAAGTTATTTAGTCACAACCTTTTTGGCGCAGTTCGTCCACCAGAATCTGTAGGTGTTGTCGTCGAGCTTCATCCTCTGAGCCTATCGTTTTCTTTCTCCAAGAACTCAAGCCGCACCTTGTATTCTGCTAGTTCTGTCATGACAACTGCGAGCCTGTCTGAGACTTCGTTCTTCTCCTTGTATGCCTGCTCTAGCTTCTCTTCGAGTACAGCAACACGCTCTCTCAAATCGTCTCTGAAGAGAGTCTGCTCTCCTTTATCCTCCTTGCGTTCCTCGTGCTTGAGCTTCATGCGAGACTGGTAAAACTGCCAAGCCCCGGCAGAACCGAGGACAGTTACGATGGTGATGATTGTCTGTGTATCCATCACCGCTTCCACATTTCTTCGTTAGTGACTCTGTACAAGTTCCAGATGGACATGGCGCAGATAAGAAGCCAACCCAAGTGGCTACCGTGCATCATGCCTGCGGAGGTGTAGTTGGCTACGGTGGCGATAGAGATTGCTGATGCAATTTGCACAGCAAGTTTGCGCATAAACAATCTACCATCCCACAGTGCGCAGTACACTTGGAATATACCAGCAAGGTGCGCACCAATCTGAAGCATCATCCACGGGTTGCCCAGCTCGAACATCGCAAACGGGAGAATGGCCATGTGGAGCACGCCAATCATAAGCTCATTGGACTCGGAGTCCGTGTACTTCATGATTGCCTTGGCTCTCTCGTAGCCTTTCTTGTCCCGGAGTGGCATTACAGTTCGCTCTTCTTGAGCCCGATGGAGTTAAAGAACCAAAGTGATGGGCACTTGCTAAACCAAACCGCCACCTGTTGCATGACGGCTACGAATCCTACGAGCAACCACCAGCCATGTACGATTGCCACAATCAGCAAAAGTGACATGAGGAAGTAAGTTGCTCTGAGTGATGTCCAATGTTTCATATCATCTTGTTAAATTCAATCCAAGCCCACAGGAGCTTCTTGCCCCACAGCTTTAGCCGCTGCATGATTCGCAGTCTTCTGGATTGTCAATGTTGCAGGTAAGCTCACCTGATTCAATCTTCTCTTCTTGTTTCTTCAACTTGCCTTGGTCAAGGAAGCTAATGTCTCCGAAGTCTTCTTCGTTCATCTCTTAGATTTCTCAATGGTTCTACCTGCGAAGTACGCACCAAATGCAGTGAGCATAAGGATTTCGAGCAAAGATACATAGGAATCTTTTACGTTAAATGGCAGATTGTCAAGCGAGTCGAGCACCATTGTTACCATGAACATTGACATGAGAGCAATCAAGGTGACTGGTCTAATGAGCTTTGCCAGCTTCACGTCGCTACCCATGTCGGCCTTCCACCGCTCGGACACGTTATTCTGGAACTGAACCTCAGCGTCAAGCTTTGCCTTGACTTCTTCTGGGTCTAAGTCAGGGTATTGCTTGTCAATCAAGTTCTTTACAATGCCCAGCCCACCGCTGTCTGGAAGCAAATCACCAACGGTTTCTAGCACCTTTGGAGCCTTGTCTTTCAGCCATTGTCCGAGCTTTGTGTCTTTAATCTTTTCTTCCTTCATACTGTTCCAAGTATTGTTTGTTAAATGAGAGCACAAGTCTGAGCATCTCCTGTTCTAGTTTGTCGACCTCTCTAGCTTTGAGAGCCGGGTCAATGTCTCTGTCTTTAATAGCCCTGATGTCTTTACGCAGTCCTTGCAGGGCCTTGTCAATCTTTCTACCCTCGGCTTCAAGCGCAGCAGCTGCTCGCGTTCTTGGCTCGTCAATGCTTAGCTCCTCTCTAGCCTTGACCGCTTGTTTAATAGTAGTTCTGAACTTGTAGTAGTCAGCCATGTCTACACGAGAGTTGTACGTCCCGTACCCCACGCGCACAATCGGCATCGTAGACAGCACCTTACCCGCAACCTCATCCTTGTCGTCAGAGTATCCCTGCAAGTGCTGCACCGGAGTCTCGACAGACTTGTAGGTGTTCTTGAGGAACCTGTACCCGCCGCCGCCGTAGTACTCGAAGGCATGCCAGATTTTGTCCGGAGACATGTCGAGGTATCCCGGCTCATACTCGTTACCACCTGTCACTTCGTTCAGGAACATGGTGACATCGCGCAGCCACTCAGGTGAGCGCGAGCCCAGCGAAGACATAGGCAGGTTCTGACCCGGGGCATTGTCCTTGTACACCTGAGTCCCGAAGTAACTTTCGTTCATGTAGATTTCTATGAGAGGTCTCAGGAACGTAGGGGTGCCTGCTTTACCAAGCTTTTTAAGTAGAGTACTAGATTCGCCAAACGAGATTGGGATGAAGGAGTTGAACATACCTCCGACCATAAACGCGCCAGCATCTCCTACGGTTCTGATGCCAGTAGCCGCTTCGTATGACATGGTGCCCATGTTGTGGAAGATGTTGTATCCGTAGGGCAAAGGAATCTTGATGTAGTCCTTGCCACCAATCATCACAATCATGTTGCGCTCCTTGACGTAGTCAGGAATCTTCTCGTAGAAAGTTCTGCCGTCCTCGTCCTCATCAGATATGGCTTGGTTCAGTGCAGCCTGCGCGGCAGCAAACAGCGTCATACCCATGGCAATCTTCTGTGAGCTGTTGAGGGTTCTGTAATATCCGCCACGTCCGTTAGGAACTTTCTTCAGCGTCATCATTGTGCGTGCAAACTTGGCCGTACCCTGAACACCTGCGTTGAAGAACAGGTACAAGGCGTTAATCACAGAACCACCACTACCGCTTCGGTTGAAGTTGATGGTAAGTTCCTTGGCCAAGTAAGCCGCTTTCTCCGCATTCATGCCTGCCTCTCTGGCAGACTGGAACACAGCGAATCTGATTGCGTTCTCAACCGCCATATTGGTGTTGTTCACGTAGTCAGCAACTGCCTTCAGGCCTTTGACAGCAGTAACTCCAGCACCCCCTTCCTGCATTCTAGTCAGGGTCTCGAGGTCTGAGCGCAACTTGTCTCTGTTCTTGGCGTATGGCCAGTCAGTAATAGCCCCATAGTCTTGGAACTCCTGCCACGCCTTGTACATCGGGTGGCTTGTGTCCTCAACTCCCTGCAGGTTCTTGTACAAAAACGCGAGAGATGGGAGGTGCTTCTTGAGTGTGGACTTGACAAGGTTCTCACCGAACGCTTGACCGCCCTCAATCTCCTGCTCGGCAAGTAGTGACCCCAAACCAAACTGCAAGTCGCGTGTGAAGTTGGCTACAATAAAGTCAGGAGAGTAGCTCGTAAAGGTGCTTGACAGGAATCTACCAAGGCCACGGATGGCATTGAATATCATGCCGGGGACGCCCTCGGGTGACTTGAGGATGTTGTGCTTGTTGACTGCGCGAGCTACAGCAGAGTTAGCAAACTCCATAAAGAACGACTCACCGTTGATGACGACCTCGACGAACCTGTCGTTGTTGCGCATCTCATCGCGGGTCATGCCACGACGCTTGCCCCTCAGCACTGGAGTGGCATCCTTCGGTCCGTAGATTTTGTACAGGTCCTTGTCTGGGTTGTCAGCCAAGAGGTTGAGCAGTCTAGAGTTGGCAAGGTTCTTCTCGCCAGCCATGACTGTTTGGTACCGTCTCTCGAAGATGTAGTCGAGCGGGCTGTCAGCCAAGCTGGTACGACCCTCTGCTCTTCTGATTCCACGGAACACTCTTGCTTGGTGCATGTGCAGGTAGCCTGCCTCACGTGCCTCGGCGCCTCCGTCCTCGTCAACAGCAAATCCGCTGAGCGGGACGTAGCTTGGGTACAATGCCTCAAGCTTGTCGACGGTGGCCTGTGTCTCCAGTCCGTACTCTACAATCAATCTGCGAGTCTCTTTCTGGAACTCCATCACCATGTCGTAGGCCTCACGCATGCCTTCGCTGTCGAGTTCTTCAATTTCTCTGCGTGCCTGTTCGTCGGTCTTACCTGAGAAGTTGTCGTTCTCCAATCTAGCTTCTACGTCAGCTAGCTCTTCTTGCAGGTCGGCAAGTTTCTTGGACGCTTTACGCTTGGCCGTGTCAGAGGTTTGCTCGTCATTGATAACCGCTGCCTGCTTGGCAATCGCCTCCATGATAGAAAGCTTCTTGTTGCCGAAGCGCTCACGCAGTACAGCGTTACGATTCTCTGCGTGCATAGCATACAGGAAGTCGCTCAGCTCCTTGTGCGAGATACCGAACTTATTCATGACTGCAGCCAAGTCCTCCATGAACATGTCTACACTCTGCAGCCTGCGCGATGCTTTACCGTCAAGAAGCGACAGCGCCATGGCATAGTCCTGCTCCTGCATCACCTTGCCACCGATAGCCTTCTCGATGTCACGTTGGTAGCGGATGGCTCTGTAGAACTTGTCGTACACAAACTCCATGATGCCGAGCCAAGCACGCTGCACCTTGCCCATCTCCGCTTCTCTGTCGATACGGACTGGTGGCTTCTCACCGCGTAGGGTGTCCATGTCAGCGTCGTACTCGTCGAGGTATCCTTGCAGTGGCTGCGCCTTGAGGAGATTCTGGGAGTCACGCATACCATCGTTGATGATACCGTTACTGCCCATCTGTCCACCTTGGTCAATCGTGCTTTCCTCTGCAGTAATCCTACTGACTGCAGCAGCGATTACATTCTCTGCTGGGATGATGAGGTCGTTGAGTCTGTCGGTGTTGACGATGATTGCTTCTTGTGCGAAACCTCCGTCGGTGCCTGCAATCTCCAGCGCCTCGAGCTTCATCTCTTCCTGCTCTCTTGTCTCAAGCTTACCCTCCTTGGCTCTGCGCTCGATACCCTGATAACCCTTGTCCATCTCAGCGGAGAAGTAGTAGCCATCGAATCCTGCCTGACGTACGATTTCTGCAAACGTGTATCTCGCAATCGCCATGGCATCGTCAATCGAATCCTTGCTTCCTAGGCCATCTGCCAGTGCTTTCATCTGCGCCTCAACTGGGTCCATGCCCTCGTACCTCAATCTGTTAACTTCTCTTTTGAAGTCAATCAGCGCCTTGACAGCAACACCCGGCTTGCCGTTGTCACCGTACATGACGTTACGAAGAGTCTCGATAGTTGTTCTGCCGGAGCCAAGCTGGTTGTTGGTATCCTGCATTTGCTTAACAGTCTCGGCAATGATTCTCTCTACGAGTATCTCAGGGTTCTTGCCAACCTCGGACCTGAATCCCAGTGGGGAGTTGGGTCTCTGAGCCATGCCTCTGCGAGCATCCATGGCAATCTTCTTGTGTACCTCATAGCTCTGTGGCCCCAGCTGGTTCAGCTTGTTCAGTGCAATGGTGACTCTAGCACCCTGCTTGAAGCTGTACATGTTGGCTAGGTTCAGGCCCTGACCGTCAACGAAGATGACGTTCTTGCCATACATGGCGGCCTTGTCCACGTTCCTAGTCAGGTACGTGCCGTTGCCGTAGAGTCCGGGGATGGTGGGCCCAAATGCAAGGTCGTTGTCGAACTTAGTAAAGTTCGCTGGGGTACCGTGAAGGAGGATTCCCGCGTTAGCGATAGCTCCCCACACACCTTTGAAGTTCGTAAACCTAGTGCCATCTGGGTCGGTGACCGAGGTTATCGGCTGTGCCTTTATTTCTGTGCCGGGGTCCTGCGGGGCGAGATATTTCTCAATGCCTTTAGAATCTGCTCTACTGACGGCAGTTTGCCGCTTTGCTTCAGCCGCGTCAAGGTTGACTCCAGCTGCTGCAAGTCTTTGTCTTGTATCATTGTCTAGGTCCATTCTCGAGGCGACGTTGTCAATCGCCATCGCGTAGTTCTCACTCCGTGTGTTCGCCCCCATGCTTCTCCACAGCTCTTGCTCGAAGTACCACATGGTTGCTTGCAGTTCTGCAGTAGTCAGTCCAAGTTCAGTGGCCGCCTGAGTCACAGCTTCGGCCTGAAGTCTGCGCTCCGATTCGCTACGAGGAACCTCGACGATAGTTTCCTTACCGCCCACTGTGTCAATCATGGTGCCTGCGTATCTGTTCCAAGTTCTGTTGAACCACAGGTCAGACGTCAGCGACTCACCCAAGCCCTCCATGTTCAGGAAGAAGCTACCCACCTTCTCTCCGAAGATGTAGGCTCCCTTGCGTCGTCCGGGTGCTGGGTTCTTGTTCACCTTGCCCTTGGTGTCAGGCACAGACTTATTGAACTCTCTGAGCACCCCGATTGGCTGGTCTGTCGTAAGGAACTTCACCACAGCCTCAGGTGTCTTGAATCTCTCGAACAAAGACTGAAGCTTGTCAAGCTGCTTGGCCACAGTCTTACCTCTAGTGGTGTACCCAGTAGGCTTGGGGTATCCGGCCTTCATGTCCTTCTTGGCAATCTTGACGCGGAAGTTCTGTCCGTTTCTGTACTTGCTATCCCGACCCAAGGCATCTACACCCTGAACGATGAAGTGCGTTTTGGTTTCCTTAACAACTCTGCCTGACGCCACTGACTTGCCCTTCTTGTCAACGAAGCTCATCTTGTCCCCTCCCCAGTTGCGGGAGAAGTTGCCTGAGCGCTGCTGGTCGATTGGTGTGTTACGCAGCACCGAAGCCAGCGTGGTCATGTTTCCGATTGGGCTGTTGCCCGGAGACAGGATAGCAAGCAATGCTGAGCCAACACTGCCCATGGCCTCACCCTGCAGGGCGGGGAAGATAATCCCCATCTTCTGCTTGGCCTCTTGAATGTCCTCGGTGTACCACGTGATACCGCCAGTGCGTGCATCCTTCTGACTCAGGTAGAACCCGGCCTCCTCGTACACGTTGTTGAGGAAGCGTGTCATCATCTCGCCCTCACTCTTCACAGGCTCACCTGCAAACTTGTTGAGTGCGCGAGCTACTTGAATGCTCTGGGTCAGCTCACCCGGTGTCTCCGAGTTGATAGCGTCAATGGCAAGTTGCTGTGCCTTGGTGACTCCGGTAACCTCAGGTGGGTCGACGTCGGGTGGCGTTTCGTGGTACCACACCTCGTCAAACGTGTACCCCTTCTTCCTAGAGATGTAGTCAATGAAGTTCCGCACATGGTTCTTGTCATTAAACTTTCTCCGTACAACCCAGTTTCTGCCTTGACCTGTGTCAAACTGCAGGGTTGCCTCGATAGCCTGCGCCTTGGTTGCATCGCCCAAGTCCTGAGTTGCCTGTGTCTCTTCAGCATTGAGCTGGTCAAGGTTCTGCTGAGACACGCGAACCATTGACTCGCTGTCCTTGTAGCGCTGCACAAACCCAAACTTCTGATAGTACTTCACAAGTTTCTTAGACGCAGCCATGTTCTGCCTCTCAGTCCCCTGATAGTTTCTTGTAGGCCAAGCCATGAGCTCGATGTCAATGTCAAGCTCATCAGCCACCTCTAGAGCCATAGTCAGGAAGCGAGTTCCAAGCCCGCTGCCTCTGTTCTCTTCCCCCTTGATAATCTCACCCTCGTCGGTCATGGGCTTGCTGACAAACCACTCGTCGAGTTTAATCACACGACCCTCCCTCATTTTCTGTGGGATTGGCCTTGCATCCTCGCCCGGCTGTCTTCCACCAAGCTGCTCGTCAAGGATTCTGCCAGTGTCTAGCGGTCTGAACACAAACTCAATGCGCCTATCTGGGTATCCGTCTGGTCTCTTAGGTATTTGCTGGTCGACAAAAACCATCCTGCCCTGAGCCATGCCTGCAAAGAATCCTCTGTACCTGAAGACACCACCATCTTTTTCCTTGGCTCTTTTTGCAAGAAGTTCGTAAAATCTACCGATAGCCTCACCATCGTTCTCTTTGATTGCCTGCGCGTCTTCTGCATTAAACTCAGTAGCTTGGCGCTTGAGAACATCTGAAGTGTCCACAGCACCCTCTCCTCTAGAGCGAGCCATGGCAAGACCCTCGTCGTAGGACTTGGCCCTGACGCCGTCCCCGGGCTTTGCGTCAAGCGCAGCCGCAGGGTCGTACGCCATGAAGACTAGGTCTGGTTTGTCACGCAGGGTTGAGTTAGGTGCGTCCCATCCCTCGGGAGCCCTATCTACATCGAATGGGATTCTAGCCACAGGGACAAAGCCTGCAGCAATGTTGTTCTTTACAAGGTAGGTGTCAAAGCACTCGAGGTGGTTGCCTCCATCTTCGATACGCTTACGCAGCATCTCAGCCTGCACCCCACGAAGTGGTACGTCTGGATGCTTGGTGAGTCCACCCATGTAGCCGTCCTTGTCCACGTAGGACACGACGCCCGAGCTAAGTCTGTTGTTGCCGACGTAGAACGTAGCGCCCTCGTCTATCATGCGCTGGATGGTCTCCTCGTTGAGCGGGGTTGTCTGTCCGTCTACGCCAGTTCCTTTTTGCTTGTGCGCTTCGATTGCCTCGCGCATGTTCCTTGCGATGGCTTGAACAGAATACTTGTCGCCTCTAGCCTTAGAGATGTCAGCCTCCGTCATTCGCGTACCAGCAGGTGAGTATCCGCCGTTCTCATCAGGACGCACAGGAACCCACATGTCTACACGCGCAGTGTCACGCCACTTGGTGACCATGCCATCGAAGCCCATCTTCCTTGCTTCGTACCCAATCCATTCTGCCTGTCTGTTGCCATCAAAGGCAATGACATTGCCCGCATCTCTGAATGCCTTCAAGGCCTTGTCGTACAGGTTGAGCGGGTCCTTGAACAAATCGTACAGCATCTGTGGTGGCACCGTAACCTCGTAAGGCCTGCCAGTCACCATCCTTTCTTGGTCTTCAGGCTTAACGTAGAACATCGCAACCTTGTCGCCACGCTTGTCCTTGGTGTATGGCTGCTGTCCAAATCTGCGTGGGTCGATGAACCCACCCTCCAAGTTCTGTGGCCCGACGTGAATCAACTTGACGTTACCGTTGGCATCAAACGTCAAAGCATCCTTGGTCCAGTCACCCAAGACACTGGGTTCGTTGAGTCTGTCCTGTGCTTTTACGCTAGAATCGAGGTCGTCTGACTGCTGATGTGCCTGCGCTCTGGTCTGAGCGTTTTTGTGACGACGCAATTCTAGCCTGTTTGCGAGCCCTTCTCTACCCAATCCGGGTCTGAGCCTACCTGATGCCTCTAAAACGGCAGCAAGGGCCCCCTGAGCGCCTCCTTCGCCCTCTGAGAAGTACTCTGCTGCGTCACGAAGACCGTTGGCTACGTCTTGGAGCACAGGTGTGTTGGTCATCTTGACCCCCTTTGCGCTTAACGCCTGTTGTACAAAACGTGCAAACCCGCTCACAATTCCTTTGTGGAACTTGATGTCCACCATACCGTCTGCCATGTCACTAAACACCTCAGCCAAGAACTCCTCAGCCTTGAGCGCTTCAGTTACGTTGCCGTATTGGTTTACAAAGTCACCGTACTTGGCAAGCTGCGCTTTAGTCATGCCTCTGCGCAGAGCAGATGCCAAACGAATCATGGCTTCGCCACGGTCCACCCCGTCCTTAAGCATCTGACGGTACACCGCTTGGTGAAATCCTTCGTGGTACCCTGTGTTTGTCTTGAGAGCAGGGGCGTACAATACTACAGTGCCGCCGTCCCTAGATATGTGCATACCTCGAGAGAGCTGAATCTTGCTGGGGTCCACCTTCCCGGCCTTCGACACCTCGCGTCTAAACGCTTCCTTGCTGTTGACTATGATGACCTCGGCGTCAGGGTTGTCTGCCTTGATTGCCTTGGCCATGTTGAAAGCCCCAATGATGCCGTCACGAATCTGTTCCGCTGTAGCAAACTTGGTGCCCTTAATTCCCTTGGCTAGCAAGCGGGACAACAAAGTGTCTGCGTTGTTATCCGTCAAAACAATCTTGCCCGCACCCGTGTTGCCCTGCCCTTCTGTTACGCTATCCCACTCTCGGTCTACATTGAGGATGTCCTCCACAAGTCTTTCGACCTCTTGGTTCTGACGCATCTGGGCTTCCACGTCCATATCGAATCCGGCGTTGGCCGACTCGTACTTGTTCTCAATCTCTAGCTTTTGGGCCATCAGACCGCGCACATCGTTTGCCAAGGCCTGAAGCTGCTTCTGATTGGTCTGTCCTTTCGCTTGCGCAAGCGCTCTTGCTCTCTTTCTTTTGTTGGAGATTTCTTGGTTCAAGCGGATAATCTCCGTCATGTCCTCGTTCTCCATCTGAGAATAGAAGTCCACGTCTTTTCTCGCAAGCCTGTTTGCGTCCTCGTGAATCTTTGTCAGCTCAGCACGAATACCCTTCTTTTCTTCTGCGCTAAGGTCATCCCTCTCAAGCTGTTCAAGCAAAAACACCTTTCTGTCCTTTAGCTCGAGCCTGTCAAAGAGCGTAAACTTAGAGCCCAAGGCACTGACACCCTTAGCTGCAATGAATGGAGATGCCCCAACACCGCCCCCAAGGAATCCTGCGTAGAAAGAGTCTGCAATCTGATATGGGTTCCAGTACTCATCAATCGCCTCCTGCCTGCTCATCCTGCCGGATGTAACCTCGGCGCTGATTCTGTTGAGTTGGTCCAGAGTGGTAATGAGTCCTTCTTCGGAACCTTCCCCCATCCAAGCCCTAATGGCCTGACCCTTCTCTGAATCAAACACTTTCTTCACCCCGTCCCGAGCAGCTTTGATTCTTGCCTTTCTGCTAGCGGCAGACGCGACCTCTTTAGTCAAGTCAATACCCTTCTTAACAGCCCCAGACTGCAAGTTCTGTAGACCGGGGAACAATCTAGTTACACCGCCCTCGATGATGCCAGCTCGAACACCTACCTCCAACGCCTCCACGCCACTTACGTCCGCTCTCGATGCGTACTCACCCGTGGTCTGCGCCATGGACTCCGCACCAAAGACTGCAGCCATGAGGTTAGGTCCACCAATGTAGTTGGCAGCCACAGCCTTAGTCATGTCTGGAGCAAGGTCAAAGATGAAACCGAGGGTGTTGTACCCAAAGGCTTCGTAGTCTCCGTCTAGAAAGTTCTCCCAAGCTCCCTTCTGAGCCTGCTCCCTAGTCATCACCTTCTCAGAAATAAGGCTTGCTGTAACATCCCTCAGGCCTCCGCTGTAGTTGAAGTCTCTTGCGTAGACGTCAGCCATCTCTACGTTGGTCTGTCTGAGCTCAACCATTTCCTTTCTCAATCCACGCAGCTTGTCCGCAGAGATTGACTGAAAAATCTTTTTGCCTAACTCAACACGATGGTTGCGTGCCTGTTCAGGATTGAAGAACGTCAGGTCTTTAAGGTCTTCGTCAGACATTTGCCTAATGTCCCTGCCAACTACCGGGTCGTAAACGAGAGAGCCAAGCTCCTCGTACTCCTCGTCAGTCATGCCAGCGGCTCCGTACTTGTCAATGGCAGCATCAAGCTTGTCAATTACAACAGCCGTCTGTTCGGCCCCTGCCTTACCCTTCCCGTACCCTACACCGTCAAAGCTGCCAAGAAAGTCTTTCCAAGGATTTAGAATGGCTTGGCTAATCCAGCTAGATGACTCCACCTCTTCTTTGTTGCCAAGCGCAACGTATGCACCCTCCATCTTTCCAACCCTTGCCTCAAGGTCGTAAGACTGAAGCCCAGACATACCAACCAGTGCCTCTGCGAAGTTTCTTCTTTGCGCATTCTCCAAGGTGTAGGTAGCAAACTCATCAAGGTCCATGCGCTCAACTCGCTCCCTGAACTGAGGCGGAAGCTCCTGAGTGTATTGCTCCTTCAGGTCCTTAACCAAGGTTTCAGCAGTCAACCCTTCTGCGAGCACAACCTGACCAGTAAGAATCTTCGCCATGTCATCCTCAATGAGCATGAGTCCCTTGGCAGATTCTTCGGCAAGACGCCTGAACTCCTCGTCCACAGCCAGTGCGGAGTTGGCTTTTTCTTCCTGCATAAAGTACGACTCACCCCCAGCCACTCTAGACAAGCGCTCTTTCTCCACGCTGTCCATGTCGAGCAAGATGTCTGCAAGCTCACCCTCAAAGAAAATCTGTTGTTGCTCGGGGGTCTCGAACCCTAGGCGCCTCGCTTCCTGAGGCACGTTGGCCACAGCGTTAATCGCATCCTCAACAGTCGTGCCGAATCTTGGAACCGAGTCATTGAACTCGTTGACCTGCATGTACGGCGTCTGAGTCTCGACTTCTGTGTCGAGAGTCTGCGCTATACGCTGAATCTCATCGAGCTGTTCCTGTGTTAGCTCAGGCTGGGCTAGAACTGAATCCGAATCTCCAGACTCTTGTTCCGGTGGAGGAGCCGTAGCTGAGGTAGATTCCGTAGAAACCTCTTCCTGCTGAACAGCCGATGGAGGCGTATCGTCTTTTTTTTTTACACCCATCAAGGTGCTGAACTCGTCGAGGCTCTTGCCATAACCAGCTTCTTGGAACAACTTGTAGGCGTCCCCGAGGGCTTGGTCATTGGTGTTAATCAAATTAACAAACTCGTCAAACGACTTGCCGTACCCTGCTCCTTGGAACAGAGTGTAGGCGTCCTGTAGTGCCTGTTCGTTCATTCTGCTAAAATACTAAATTATCAGTATTGTGAGGCGTCAACCCCACCTGAACCCTCATTCCCGCCAGTCCGCTGGAAGTATTCATCGTTGAACACCTTCGGGTCCACCCCGGTCTGCTGTTCAATCATCGTCATCAGAGCGTTCTCTCCGGCAATCAAGGAGTTAAGAATCTCATCGAAGGTTGGGATGTCATCAACTCTGCTGGCCATATAGAGGCTAGACCCATCTTCTCCTCCAGCTCCCGTTCTTGGGATGACAAGCTTGGAGCCCTTTCTTCTCATTGAGACGCGAGCATCCTCATAGGTTTTTCTTTCTGCCTCGAGTTCAGATTGCTGCTGTTTCAATGCGGCCTTTTCTTCGCTTGTCTGCCCGGGGACCTTGAGTTGCTCTACAACCCTATCGAGCTGTCTGTCCAAGTTGTCAATCTCTTCGCCGTAAGCCTTGGCCATCGCATCGCGCATTGGCTTTGACTCAATGTCAAACGCAACAATGTTTTTGTTTTCGTCGAACTGGATGTTCGTAATCTTCGAGTTGGTCTCTTTGTATCGGAAGTTGAGTGGGGAGTTCCGGAAGTCAAGAATACTTCCCTTCTCTCCCGTCTCCCTCTGCTTATCACCAACAGTAGTGTAAAGGTTGATGTCGCGGAATGATGGGATGTTGTCAGTAGACTTCCATCCTCCACCAAAGCTAAGACCCCCGCCGCCAGTTGGCGATGGCTGGTACTGGTTCTTCAGCTTAAACAACGTCTGGTCAGCCGTGTTGGTAATCTGGTAGCTCAGTGCCTCCTGCCTGTTCTTAATTGCCGCTGCAGCCTGAGGACTCAACCCTCCGTCGCTTACGGCATCATCTACATTGGGGAACGCAACGGTAAACTTACCCTCTGGGTTCTCTTCCGTAGGCTCAGTGTATTCGAGCTTCCAGTCAGTCAAGAACTTGCTGTTAGAGTAGAGGTCAATGCCGCCATAGTCAGCTGCCGCCTTGTTCATGTTGTCAACATTCAGGTTCTCCACTCCATAAGAGTAAGCACCGTACTGTGTTGACACCGCGTCCACAAAGGCAGCTGGGTTGGCCATCATATCAGTTCTCAATCTTTGAGCGACACGCGAGCCAACGTACTCAGAGTTGATACCCTTCTTTCTGTCACCTCTGATGGAGAAGATGTCAGCATCCCCTTCGAGCTGCTTGGCGTAGGTGTCGCTAAGTGGGGCGAACATAAAGTCCGTACCCGGCGCCCGACGGGAAGCAATAAAGTTTCTTCCGTTCTGACCAAACACGCTTTCGTTTACAAACGTAGACTGCAGGTATTCGACAGCTTCGCCATCTGCTCCGGGCACCATGATTCTACCACCAACAACTTCAAAGGGAATCTCTTGGTTAAAAGCCTTAGCCTCGGCTACAGCCTGAGCTCTTGTTCCAAGAAGGTCTTGGTCAAGCGAACCTTTGTTCAAGTCGTTGACTTCCTTTTGGTAGTCTGCTGTGATGGCTACGGCATTCTCTTTGATAACCGAGTACTGGCTAAATGCTTCGTCAGCCTTCTGCTTGTTTGCTGCAGTAGGGTTGGCAATAGCCGTTTGCCGAGCATTCTCCCAAATGTCATACGAAGCCTGAAGAACGCCGTTGTGCCTATCCATCACCTTGGTTCGGTTCTCGAACCCACGGATGCCCTCTCTGGCTTTCTTATCCTGCTCGTCTTTTGCTTTCTTTTGAGCGTCCAGATACTTCAGAGTCAACTGGTCATAGTTGGCCCCTAGAGCTGCGAAGTCGGTAGGCTGCAGAACAAAGTCTGTCTTGTTCTCGTAATACCCACCTTGATTGAACTTTCTCTTACTTACCTTCATACTTAGCTGCGTCTTTGTGGAACTTGTTCAGGGTCTTGCGAACAAACTTGTGCAATGGTGAGTTGCCTTTGGTTGCTTCTCTTGCCATCTGCTTTGCCTGACGCGGGTTGAAGATGTATTCACCCCCTGTCATCTCTCCAATCTTAGTTCCCTCTTGTACGATGTCAATAGGGTTGGTCTCGTGGGAGAACTCTCCCGGCGTAACCTTTGCGCCCTGCTCTGCGCCAAAGGTGACAGCGGTTCTTGCGATACCCGCTGCCGTACCTACGATACCCTGAGCAATCTGCTGTCTAGCGTACTGCTCTCTAGCCTGCTCTGCCTTGAGATTGTCGTACGCCATGCCGATGTCAAACGTAGCACGCTGCTCTCTTCTTTGAATCTCGCGCTCTCTCGCCTGAGCCAAAGTGCCAAGTGCGCTCATCTGAAGTCTCTGCTGCTGCAGTATCTCTTGTTGCTGGGCGCGTTGCGCTTGCGCTGTAGCTGCAAGTGTAGAACCCAAGCCTCGGGCTCCGTATTGCGCAGCGGCTGCCACATTGGTTGCGAGCCCACGGTTAATGTCTTCTACACGCATGGCCATAAGTCTCTGGTCATAGGCCTCCTTCTGCATGTTGTAAAACTCAACAGGAGTGCCGAGCCCGGGACGATTAGCGTAAGCATCTCTAACGCCTGCCTCTGCGCCTGCGATGTCTACGTCCTTGAGAGCTCTTGCTCCCATGACGATGTTGGTAATACCGCCTACAATCTGACCAACTCCAGTGGCCGCCCCAGCCGCATCGAAAGACTTTTCCTGACCTGCCGTGGTGTCGTCGCCCACTTCAGGGGTCTCTGGCGTTTTGGGGGTTTCGGGCGTTCCGGGGGTCTCTGCAGTTTTAGCCTCCCCCAAAGGAGGCGGGTCTGTTTTGTACTCATCGGGAATGAATGGACCAGAAACACCCGGGTCTTCTAGAGTGCGTGTGTCAAACCCACCCGTGTAATCTGTCTGTGGGATTCCGATTTCACTAACCTCGTTTGTCCCGCCGGGGCTGATTGACATTGGGTCAACCTGTGGTACTCCGATGGTGTTTTCATACCCGTACATCATGGGCAAGTCTTGACCGCTGTCAATCCCGCCCGGGTTAGGGTACATTGAGGCATAGCCCTGTGCGTATGGGGGGACGCCCAAATCGCCCCGAGGACCTGCGATTCTGGGAGCCATGTTGTACCCAAGGTCAGCGGCTACATCGGAGTGTCGATAGGCATTGAACTCCGGTGTGCCGGGCGTATATGGATTGTACTTAAAGTTGGCCATACTGCAAATTTAGTTAACTCTGTCGTTATGAAGGCGTGAGCGCTCAAAGATAGCATTGATAGCGTAGAGCTCGTCCTTCTGAGTAGAAGAGTTTGTAAGTCTAATTTTTAGATAGTAGTCTCTTAGGCGGTCACCTGCGATGTGCTGTGCGTCCGCTCTGCTTTGAGCAACAAGGATGTCACCTACGTTGATGCCAGTGTTTGCACTGACGTTGAGCGTGTTTCTATCCTTGACACTTGTAATCGTGCGGCCTGTGTCTGTGCCTGCGGCAAGGAACAGCCTGTCCCCTGAGTTGAACGGGATGTTGTTCACCCTGCCCTTGAACTTAATCTCCCCGGGTGTAGACACGTCGGTCACCTCACCAATCGTAATCTCGTCCAGACGGCTAGAGGTGCTCGTGTCTCCCGGCATGTTGCAGTACAGCATGCCTTCCCTGAATCCCTCTCCCTCTCTAAGCGTACCGTCGATGTCTTGGTCCTTCCACATGTTGAGTGTAATAGTGGATGACTGGTCAGAGTTAGATAGCTCGGCAGACCAAACAGAGTTGCCTTCAAGACTGAGAGCCTTGTACACTTTAACCATGGATGGGTTAATCTTGGAAATAGCTTCGACGATAGAATTGTACTGAACGCCGTAGTAGTTGTTGACAACAGCCAAGTCGTCGTGTCTCCAAGGCTTGCCGCTCGCAAAAGTCAAGAAGTCCTCAAAGATGCCAATGATGTCCTCTGGCTCAAACGAGTACTTAGACGTCCAGACTTTGGACTCGTAGTTGTATCCAATAGAGCCACGCTCAGCCACAGCCACAGCTCCCTTAGAAGCCGTGCCAGTACTTCCGCCTCGACTCGACCCTCCCGCAGACTCATCAAGAGTTCCCAAGCGTGACTTGATTCCCTGAGTCATCTTAGCGAAGAAGTTGCCGTCTTTGTCTGTTACAAGGAAGTCGTGGGTTGTCTTTGGAGTAAGGTTGGCGTCCACGTAGCCTATCTCTCGGGGCTGGTCTACAAGCACGACACCCTTCCCGGCCTGCTCCCAATCCAAGAATACATCCTCCCAGTTTTGTCTTTCGTTGACAATGTCGAGTGGCGAGCCCGCAATCTTGTGGACCTTCTTCATCATTGTCAAGTCAAACTTGCTGTTGTCGTCTTTGTCCACGGGCAAGTTTCTGCCGTAAGAGGTGCCGTCAACACGGATGTCTCTTCTGTCTCTGCTGTTGACAGCAACAATAATTTCTTTGTTGTCGGGGTGTACGCCAATCATCGTGGCACCATACGCCATAGAGCCTTGAACCTTTTCAAGTCTTTCTTTGAAGTAGGAGTCAACCTTTCTGTCGCTGATAACCTGAATGCCGTTGCCGCCAAGCATGCACACAGTGCCCATCTCAACATCTACAAAGAAGACAGTTCCCCCAAACGACACAGCACCACGGCTGTACTTGCCGATGCCGTGGTCTCCTGCGTAATACCTTTCCGTACCCAGCACCTTGTTGGAAGCAATCATCATGCCTCCATCAGCGGTTGCCAAGTAGTCTCTGCTCACTGGTGTTGAAGACACCTTTCTCTCGTGGAGCATGGCGATACCCCCGCCCATGTCAAACATTCTCTGGATACTTCCGTACCTAAGATTGTAGTCCTTGAACGGGAACATGGCAGGGTTGAAACTAGAAAGAGCGAGTACCTCTCCGTCAGATGCGTACGGGTCGCTGTACGTGACTGACGAACTACGAACGCTCGTCTGCTCATCGGGGCTGTAGATGTGTGGCCTACCGTAGTGGTAGTTTCTTGTCACAGTAGATGGCAAGAAGTCATTGAAGCCGGGGTCCTCTATATTCCTGCGAATGAAGTTTGCGTCTGTAGCGTTGGTAAGCTGACCCGGGTCGTAGCTCCCAGCAATCACAGCAGATGTTCTCATGTCTCTCTGCCTGAAGTATGTGTCCCCTTGGTCAGTCAGATGCACGTTAATGTTTACAGCATTCTTCGTAAAGGCACACTTGGCTGCTCTTGATGAAAGCTCGAAGCCGTCGGGGTTGCCGCCGAACTGCTCGGTGTGAATCTGGAACTGGCTGCCTGACGTGTTTGGTGTTTGGGTGCCCGGACCTGTGTAGGGTGTTGACTCGAACACCTCGTACTCGTAGTATTCTGTATCGGTTGCTTGGTCGTAAAATCTTCCACGAACTCTTTCTACCGTAAACACGTTTGACTCATCCGGGTTGTCTGCGTTCAGCGGGTCGCCACCAAAAGTATCAACCGGGTTGTCAAATCCAAAGTACCCCCCTCCTGCAATGTCTTCATAGGTCGCCAGCTTGACAGCATGAAACGTATCTCCCCTGAACAGTCTTTGCGTAGAGTTACAGATGTTGCTAGTATTGTTGATAAATACTACGGGCAGTTCTTGAGAATAGTCCACGGCATCCTTAGAGTCCTTCTGTACGGGGAAAGATTCGCCAATCTCGTAGTACACTCTGTCTTCATCAACAACGTCGATGCGCGGGCGAAGGATTTCAATTCTAACATCCTGACCCCACTTGTTGGCGGTAGCGTTGCTGTTTCTAATGTCTGAAGGCCTGAATCCCGGGTACTGAATGTTGTCCCCTCTGAGAATCAACATCCATCCTGAACGACGGTACTCGCCTTCTGCCGTAAAGTTTCCATCTTCCTGATTAGGAAGTACCAGTACATTTTGCTCTGAGTTTGCTTGGAAGTACTTGTATCCAAGGACGTCAAAGAAATAGTTCTTTGGGAACTGATTGACCAATGTTTCGTTTGACCCGGCTCCTGCGTAACTGATAATCCTAACCTTATCTCCCGGCCTGAACTCATAGCTGAGTCTAGCGCTTTTAGATTCTTTGTAAGAGTCAACCTTGCCCTCGAAAAATCTCATGGGCAGGTAAATAGCGTTGTTGATAATACCGACAGATTCAGCAACAGCCATACTTGGGAAGTTGCCAAAGTTGACTTCGTCAGTCACACCTTCCTCAAGAGAGTCTGCGTCGACGTCATCCCCATCACTGAAGGACGGGTCTCTAATGACAACCTTCGACATATCCGCAACCAACGCTTCGCCAACAGTCATCGTCAAGCTGTCCTCAAAAAGTGAGTTGCCAGCGTAAACTATTTGATAGCGCTCTGCCCAATCGGGAATGAACTCCTTGTCAAAGTTTACGTCGATGTCGTAAGGAACAAGGACATCGCTGCCGTTGCCTACAGGGGAGTCTGCTGAGCCGGAGAGCGGGACGTACGATTCTGGAAGCAGGTTCACATTGCTGCTTCTGTTTCTGTGGTCGTAGAACACAACGCCAAGCGGGTGGTGAGCTCCAGACCTAAACGTCAGCCTGTTAACACCAATGTCTCCTGCAGAAGAAATGCTAGGAGTAAAGTATGATTCTGTTTCTTTTTGGTTTAGTTGCCAATCTAGAATTGCACTGTGGAAAACATCCCCATTGCCTTGCGCATCTTCGTTGCCGTCAATCCCAGCCGTACTAGCTTCCATGTCTAGTTGGATGCTGTCGGCAACGTCGTTCCCGTTCAACAGCGGCGTCGTTGTGTCCAACCCCCTAGGCTGGTCCTCGTAACCGAGTCCGTCGTTGTTGATGTACACAGCAGGGCCTGCGTGAGCTACCCGGTTGAATGTCATGCTCAGCTCCGACAGCTGGTACTGCACACGTAGTTGCAGGCTGCTGCCTCCGCCCCCCACCACAAAAGCGTTGGTCGCTCTAAAATCCATGTACTGTGAATCCTGAGCGCCACCACTATTTGTGAGCAGGTATCTGCACATCTTTTGGTTACCTAGTCTGTCCAAGGTTGCAAAGAGGACAGCATTCCTTCTGTACGGATTGCCATGAGCGGTAGCGAATGCGGCACCAGAGACCCTGAATCCAAGGTTAGATTGTAAAATCTTGTTGGCTAGCTCCTGCGCAATCTCACCCTTTGTCATAGCCGCCTGAACATCAATCGTTGCGCTTTGAGTGTCAGAAAAGTTAGCGTTGATTCCTGCGATGCCGCAGACCTTTGCGTATCCATAAAGCTGCCCTGACAACTCGAGGTCGTCGTTACTTGCGATACTTTCTCCCCCATGAAAGAGCTTGAATGTCTCGCTCTGTACTGAGTTGTCGTCTGCAGCCTCAGTGCCTTCAGGGAAAGGCTTGAACTTTCTATCGTACTCCCTCTTTCCTATTTGGCCGTCGTAGTTCGGGACAATCATTGCCCTTCTTCCCTCAACAGTCCAGTTAATCTCAAGCTGCCCTGCCACCCCATATCCATCAAGAGGAATGTTGTTTAGGTCAATTACAACCTCAATACGGTTGGTGTCACCCATACCCCAAGCCATGTTCGGCTCATACGCGCTGGCTGCTTGTGTTGTTCCGTGTGACCTAATTGCCCAAGGGACAGCGTTTGTGTCCCCAAAAAACTTCATCTCTTCATTGCCACCATCTTCTCTGTCATAGACAAAGTATCCAAACAGGTTGTTGACGGCGCCGAGGTTCGTACCCGATGCCAATAGCGTATCGGTTCGAGGCTCCATGTACACAAAATCAGGGTACTGTGTCTTATGGTTGGAGAGAGACTTGTACGCGTGGTCAGTTTCACCGACTAGGTCTGTTACAAACCCATCGCCGCTAAGGTTAACAGCAAGCTCCTCAATGCCTGCTGACACAGGGAACGAGTGGGTTGTCATTCCATCGTCCTTGATAAAATTTGGCCATGTAGTGGCGTCATATCCATCTACATAGTTGCCAAAGAAGAGTCTGTTCTCTGATACGCACAAAGACTTGGCTTTGTAGGGGACGTTGTCGAACAGCTTGTTTGTCTCTGCATCACCTACAATCCTGTAGGCCTTGGAGTTTGTGAACGTTTCTGCGAGAACATTCTCATCGTATGAAGTGAACCTTTCGGCAAAAATATGCCAAGCTCCAGTGTTCCCGCTGCGAGCAAGGAACCTGATTGCCTTAACATCACCATCTACGTTGTTACCGGTATCGCCGTTAAGCAAGGCCTTACTCACAAAAACCTGAATCGCATCGTACTGCGTCAGGTAGAGGTCGGTCATCGTTCCGGTCGGATTGAAATGGTCCTCGTAGTAGGATAGCTTAGAGTAAGGCCCGATGGCGGATACCTCACCGTCGACATAAACGTACTGAGCAGCGAACTGAAATACGTTGTCCACGATTCTGTTTACGACTGTCTCGTCTTCACCAGCCTGAATGAAGGTAAAGGTGGGGGGTCGCATGGGCGGCCTCTTACATACCGTGAGTGCATTTGACGCCGTAGTAGCTACGTCAATGGAACCGTCGTAGGAGTCGGAAAGGATTCTGCTGACGTTAATCTTTCTTGGCTCGTTAACGTTGTCGGTGAAGTACAGCAAGATGTCTCCATTGCCCATCTTCACGACCTCGCTTTGAATATGAGAGTTTTTCTCAAAAGCCAGAGAGCTGCTTTGGTACAGCTTCACAAAGTCGTGCTCAGCAATGTCGTACATGTAGATGCCGTGGTCGTCATTGCTATTCCACACGTAGTAGAACACCACCCCTCCCGCCTCGTAGCTTACGCTAGAGACCGTGTAGTTTGTTCCAGCAGGGAGCTCGTCTCCCGAATTGCGGAATCGACCCTCTCTGTTTCCCTGAGCTTGCTTGATAACACCAGCATCCTCTTCGTCGGCCACGGAGATGTCGACATTAACCGCGTCTGTCATCTGGACAGACTGCACCAGTCGCTCGTCGTCATCTAAGTTCAGATAACGAGGTGTCAGTTTATCAATAGCCATTAGTACTTAGGCGCTTGCTTGAAGTTCTTACGAATCACGCGCAGTGCCTCATCCTTGTTGAATGTTCTCAGGCGTGCGTTGGCCTTGCGTCTTTCGTTGTAGTATTCTTGTCTTGCGCGTGCCTTCTCCGCATTGGGGACACCCCTCTTGCGCTCGATGATTCGGAAGTACATGTATGCGCGAAGAGCCTCCTCTGCTTCCACAGGAACTTGAGGGTCCTTGGCTCTAGCCTCATCAGCCACGTACTCCACCACGATTACACCAGTCGTACCTGAGTCTGTCTCAAGCCTGTTCTGGTCTCTGTTCAGTCTGTACTCGCCTGCGTAGATGCCGCCACCAAGACCGTAAGTCCGCCCCACAGCTTGGTTGTAGGCGTAGTTGTTGAAGAGCATTGCCTCCTCCTCTCCGAGGATACCGCCACCGCTTCCGCTCGTGTCGTCCTCTCTGTCGAAAAATCCGTCACCATCACTGTCCACAGGGTCGTCCACGTTCGTGTAGGCCTGAGACATGTTGAGGTTGTTGTTCATGGCCAGCGGGTAAAACATCCCGTCAGAGCCTGCGAGTCCAACCCTTACGATGCTTGCAAAGTCATCGGGCAGGTTGTAGGTGCCGTTGGTTTCAGGGGACAGCTTGAGAGAGCGCACCTTGCCTGAGATGTCAAACCCAAACTCCCGGATGCCGCGAAGTGCAACCTGACGTAGAAAGGTTCTAGTCACATTGCCAGCATAGTCATCACCCTCAGTAGAAATGAGGAAGTCGTTGATGATGTCCGCTACGCCTACTAGGTTGTGTGCCATCTATTACTGTCTTTGTTCTTTAACGTCCTCCTGAGCTGCGTGCTGGTAGACCTCCTTGTCTCTGAGGTTCACACCGATTAACAATGCAAGCTCGTTTACCAAGTCCATCACGTAGTGGTCTGGCAATTCAAAGTCGATGCTGTTCGTGTCGTCGTAGACCTCCTTGTTGTTGGCCACGGTGTACGCGAACTTGGGGTACGAGGCTGAGAGCGCTCCTGTCGTGGTAACCCCTTCTGGGTTCTTGTAGTACACAAAGCTCACGCCGACCTCGTCAGCAGTGCCAGCCTCGGTGGTGTCCTTGTTAAGAATCAAGTCGTGAGGGTAGAGCTCAAGCGTAAGCCCTGTGATGTAACACGCAGGGAAAGCCTTGGTCGGTCTAGACAGTGTGCTAGAGAGAAGCGCTTGAAGCTTGTTCGCATCCTCGATAACCTCTACCGGGATAACCTCTGCGTTAGTCGATGCGTTGACTGCAGCACTAGCTTCTGGGGCAGTAATGGACGCAGCAGCTGGTTCGTAGAGAACCTCAATAACCCTGTTGAAGTTGGTAGGCAAAGCCAAGGGAACATTCAATCTTGGGTATGTTGCATCTGGGTCTTCGTCAAGCTGAACCCTAGTGACGAACCTAGACAGGTCCTGCTTGAGCCCACGGATGCGAGACTCAGCCATGCCGGGGTCTGTGCCACGAAGGCGAGCAGCTTGGGCCCGCTCCAGCTCCATCCAGATGTTGTTGTACACCTGCTGCTGCGCAGTGCCCGCAAACTGATTAAATACCGCAGGGGTGACGAATCCTCTCTCGTCTTTGTTTGCTAGTCCCTGAAGCGTTGTATAGACCTCTCGTACGCTGGCCATGTTGTTACTATTACTATCAGCAAATATAAACAAAAAAGGGCCGCCCTAAGGCAGCCCTCTTCCGCTAGGGTTATGGAGTTAGGCAATCTCCGAGAGTTGCCGTTCAATTTCTGTAAGTACAGAAGAGCCCTTGTCCGTGAGGCAGAAGCGCGTCAGGACATCAACTTCGTCCTGTCCGACAGGCACCCCTACGATTACTGCACCGCTGTCGAACCATGTGATGGCTCCACCCTTGTAGCGCAGAATCTGAAAGTCGAAGGCCTGCATGACTGACACGCGGGTCTGGACGATTGGGTTGTCGAAAAGGTCGATGAACTCCTGTGGCTTGGTCTTAGCAGCATTCACGAGAGCACGCTTGATGGCGATGTTCTCTTGGTTTGTATTGATGTTCAAGCTAAGTGCGACAGGCAAAAGCTCCTCGATAGAGCGAGACTTAATCATCTGAATCGCGTCAGTGATAAGGAAGTCTCTGTCGATGGTTGATTCCACCTTGGCTTCGGTATCGGACATCTTGAAGATAGAACCACCGTTGGCTACGTTGCCCGGATGTACGTTCAAGAACTCACGAAGGTTTGGCTTGGTGTAAGGAACCATCAACACGTTCTGACGGAAGATGACTTGGCTGCGTGTAGCTGCATCGCTCTGCTCGTCTCTCCAGATGGAGGGCTCGTTGGCGCAGTAACGAATCTCGCGCACTCTACCAGTCTCTTCGTCGTAGACGTTGACTCGGTTGTTGGCAAGTTTCAGGTAGACGCCGCCCCCGTAGGAGAAGTAGTAGACGTCCTGCTT